GAAATCGTAGCTGTTTGCGTAATTGTTGTAGCTGTTGCCATTGTTTCCGAATCCAAGGCCCGGAGTTCCGGCAAATACATTGATCTGGGCTTGGGTTAGAACGGTGGTCTGGATGCCGACAAGTGTCTTGGCCGCAATCGTAAAAGCACTGTTCGGAGCCCCGGTATTCAGGCCCATTGCTATTCCCAGAAGTGCGGCAGCGGCATAGACGTTATTCGGCGCGGGTGGAACCGGGACATTGCTGGTGCTCGTATAGATGCCCTGCACACGGCCATAATTGAGTGCCCTGATTGCCGAGAACACGTTTCCTGTGGTTCCTTGAAGCGCGGAAAGGCTTGTGGTCGAATAGATATATTGCATGGCCGGTTGCACGTTTTGCTCATAGGCTGCGATCGGAGCGACATCGGAATCTCCGGCGCTCGTCCACATGCATCCGTACCAGTTTGTGTTCGCAAGCCGGCAAGCTGTAATCGCCTGCAAAACCGTTTCGCCTACCGCAGTGATATTGACTTCAAGATTGATGCCCGTACTCGGTGCCTGTGCGGTCGTGGTCAGAGCATTGGCGACCGAATAGCCGGTTCCCTGCTGCCCGGGAATGAAGGCGACTGAGGTCACTGCGCCCGCATTGACACCTGTCACCTGGCCGTATCCAAATGAGGCGTTCGATTGTGAAATGAGGAAGGTATCGTTCAGCTTCCAGCCTGTGCCGGCCGAACTCGAATCGACGGTGATGGCTGCAATCGCTGTGGGATCCTGGCATCCGACCCAGCCGTATTGGGGCGGCGTGACCGGGGGCGCATCTTGATCGAAATACAAGCCCATTGCGATGTATTCAGGATCGGTGGGCTGATAGCCGAGAGCGGCCATCGAAGACGCCCATGTCGTTCCTGGAATGAGGGCAACGCGGGAATTCGCGCCGTAAGACGGCAAGCGGCCAGAATTACCCCCAATCAATCCCTGGTTGAAAGCCGGAACAGCTACGCCTGCGGGAGTGACTGAAACCGTCACATCGCATAGAATCGAAAGCGGTAAGGCTTGAGTGGCCATTTCGTAAGCTCCTACAAATCAACCGTTATTTCCGCAAATATCCCGTTCACATCCTCGAGGATGATGTTGGCGAGCTGGATGGCCGGCTTCACGAGCACGTCCGTCACCTGCTCATTCATCCGCGCCGAAAACCCTGTCCGCTCCCACCATTGGTTCTGGAAGAGTTCAGGCGTGCGGCGTGGCGTTCCGATAACTGTGTCGAGGTATAAATTCGACGCCTCAAGAATAGCATGAACGAAATCCTGGTAGAGACACGCCTTGACCTGGCGCGCGCGATCAAAGCTATTCGGGCCATAGAAGATGAAATCCGTCTGCCATACGCGCGTGTAGATCGTGGTTTCGGGATACGTTGGAGGTTCCTGAGTTACGGGCTGAACCTCGTGTGCGGTGTTGTAGCGATCAGGAACTTCAACGCAGCGCAGGAACGCAATGTCATCCGTGATCGCCCATGCAGGCTGGCCGGTAGTAGGCCAATCGATGCGCACATTGAAATACGCCTGCTGATCGGTCGGACCGCTAGGAGTGATCCCGAGACATTGCAGGGTGATGTTTTGAAAGAGAATGCTCATCTGCTGAGCGGTGAGGCCCGTAGAGGTCATCGTGCCCACGTTGGGGACTGCGTAACTACTCACCGCTCAACCTCGCAGCAATGGCCTTTGCAAAGCCGAAATCTCGCCAGGGCACGACAGCGACTACTTTGTAATTCTGGCCCCGCCATACAATTTGATCTCCAATTCCCGAAACGCTTCCTTCCACGTAGGTCTTGTACATGGGTTGCTCGGAGATGAATCCGAGCATTCCTGTAACTCTATCTCCTTCGGGAACTTGAGCAAGATCGTATTCGGTTGCTGGCTGCACAATCCCATAGAAAGGGATGGATGTTGTGGTGAAAACATACCCGCCTTCTTGCCAGTTTCCGACTGATCGATTCACGATATAGCTCTGGGCAAATGCGGCACTATTTGCAACTCGCGTGAGGCTGATTGTAGGCATTAGAACGCCACCAATCTGCGCCGATGCGATTCGCGCATTTTTGCTCGCGTTTCTTCAGAATGCGTTTTGCCTTTATGGGCCTCAGACATCCTCGCCCTGCGTTCGGCGCTCAATGTAAGACCTTCATTCCATGATTTTCCAGTGAACCATCCCTTAGAAGAAGCGGCGCGATGTTCTGGCGATAGTCGTTTACCCATATGGGATGCGGATATTTTCGCGCGTATTTCTAAACTCCTCGGACTACGCTTCTGTCCCTTCTGAATCTCTGACAGCCTGCGCCTTGTCTGTTCTGATAGATGTGTTCCAAGCATCCGCGCTCGAATCTTAGCACCGAATTCGGGTGACATTTTGCGACCTTTGGCCTTCGCTGCGCGCTTCGCCTTTGTTTCTTCAGATTGTTTCTTGCCCATCTTTGATTTAGATATTCTTTGTCTGACCTCGGGCGGCATGTCCAACGCTCCATCACCACCAGAAGTGAAGTTGTATCCTCCGGGGTGCAACGTTCCAAGTTCTTTAATCCAATAGCGTTCTCGCTCTGCAAGCACCTGTGGAGTTGCGCAGATTTCCAAAATCGACCAATCGAAAGCATCGAGGCCATACTTTGCTATCGCTTGACTAAAAACCGATTTGGAGCGTGGAACGCAATGCTGGCGTTTTCTCTTTTCCAGAGAAAATTTGGTTAAGCCCACATAGGATTTTCCGCTATGACGATGCGTCGCTATGTAGACGATCATATTGCTATAACCTCTTCTGTGTCTTCAAGAACCTCATCGATAATCTCGGTGATATTGTGACTCCAAGAAATTTCCGAATTTGGTGGCAATGCCGCAGCATTTCCTTGATGCGCCTGCCCGCCACGCTCTACCTGATGAAGTATAGCTCTGCGCATTTGTCCTGTGTCGATTCCGGGTCTGTCGCTGCCCTTGTGGGCGATGGTCGATGGTTTATTCGGCTCCCATCCGTTTCTGGGATCGGTGAACCAGCGTTTCGAGGCGGATTCCCCGATCTGGCCGGCGCGATCGAGATTCTGCATCATGCCGTCATAATCGCCATCGAGAGCAGAAACCGAAGCCGCCGCTATGTATTTTGCAATTAATGTTTTAGTGGGTTCGGCTTCGATTGCTGCCTCGATGACTACGCGGGGAGGTTGGCCGCGCAGAGGAGAACCATTTGTGAAAATGAAGAGAAGTTCTGCGTTTGAGATCGGTTTCTTCGCTGCTTCCAATAGCCTGCGCGCGAGCTTGCCCGGTTTCCCGCTCTTTGTGGGCTTGAGAAGTGACACGCGCGCCAGTAGGGATTCTTCCCGGTTGTCGCCTTCGGGAATTCCCACAAGCGCATCCGCGCCCTGCAAAGCTGCGATCCCATCGTAAATCTGGCGCATTCCCGGCCCGCTTGAACTGTAGCTGATATTCACAGCCAACCTCCGCCGCCCTGAACCTGTGGGCCACAGCCGCCGGCGCGCACGTAGATCGGTCCAGATCCGCAGAGCCGCGCCATTGTAGCCAGTTGCACACCGTACTGCGTGAGTGTCCAGGTTCCCCATGAAGCCAGCGTTTCGAGGATGGCAAGCCCTTGACTCACGCCGTCCGCACCTTGGGATATTGTGATTCCAGCTTGCAGACTATTCGCTACAATCTGGCTTCCGGTGGTTTGTGGCTGGCCTTCGGTCTGTTCCCAAAGCGTCAGGTAATGAGCAACATAGAGCGCCATCGCGAGAGGCCACTGCTCACGCCAGCGCGATTGCATAAGGCTGGCATAGGCGATATTGATGTAGAGCTGAATCAGCGCCAGCGGAACCGGGGGAGCCTCATAGATCGAAAGCGTGATCGCTCCGGCCTGTGAGGGAGCATTTGAAAGCGTGATGCTCGTATTCGGAACAACGGAAGCGACTACCGTTCCTTGCGCCGTATTGGGCGCCGTTATGAACTGGCCCGCGACAACGCCAGCCGTCGAATCCACGTTGATAATGACTCCCGTGGTTCCATCAGCAGTTCCGGTGATTTCGGTAGCAGCACCGAACCATTTGGGATAGATCGCCAGAATGCTGTCGGGATAATACGGCGGATTGCCTGTCTGCGGAAGCCCCGATGCAAGCCCGAGATAAGCATCACATCCGGAGCG